ACAGTTAAACCAGACGAATGGGAATCTGTAACCAAATACATTTACGATAATAGAAAGTATTTTGCAGGCATATCCTTGATTCCGCAAAGTGGAGATAAAGATTATCCTCAAGCTCCTTTTACTACAGTATATACGAGCAGAGAAATTGTTAAAGAGTACGGAGATGCTGCTTTGTGGTGTTCTGGACTAATAGAACTTGGTCTCAATTATTTTAATAATAACCTATGGTCTGCTTGTGATTATGTTAGTTTAAATCAAGGTAAAGATGGTGACGATGAAAATAAGCTTATATTCGCCGTCAAGATGAAAAATTTTGCAGGTAAATACTTTGATGGAGATGTTAGAAGATTAACATACTGTATGAAAGACGTTTATAACTGGAAGATCTATTGTGATCTGTACAATAGTTTTGGTAAAGTAGATTATACTCAGCTATTAGAGACTGAAGATAATACTGCTGGTATTGAAGAAATTAGTTGTGCTGGAGGAGCTTGCTTACTATAATGCCAGTATTTTTTAAAAAACTAGACCCCAAAGCTAGCCTACCATCTAGAAACAATGTGTCTGATGCTGGGGCTGATTTGAGATCAATAGAGAGTATCATAATACCTCCATTGTCTCGTGCCCTTATTAATACAGGATTGTCTTTAGAGATTCCTTATGGATTTTATGGAAGAATAGCTCCAAGATCGGGACTTGCCGTTAAATATGGTATTGATGTATTGGCTGGGGTTGTAGATAGTTCTTATCGCGGCCCTCTCGGTGTGGTTCTATATAATACAGACAAAGAAAAAGAGTTTGTTGTCAATGTTGGAGACAGGATTGCACAGATTATATTTGAACAACATTGGAACTTTAAAATGGAAGAAGTATCCGAACTGTCAGATACTAGTAGGTCAAATAATGGATTTGGCTCTAGCGGTATAAAATAACACAACTACAGTTAACGGTGTATTATAGTACTAGTTGGCACCTATCCTCTGTAGTTAAAGGGCGTAATTTGAGAAAAAAAAATAGCTCTAAGAAAAGACCAAAGGTTATCGACGCTACGAATGAAATTCAAATTCCTTCAGCTTATAGAAATAGGCTTAAACCAAGAACAGAAAATCAAAAAGAATATATTAGAACAGTAGCAGAAAACACTATAACCTTTTGTCAAGGTGTTGCTGGTAGCGGTAAGACCCATATCGCTATAGGCATGGCTTTAGAATACTTGCTTGATGAAAAAATTAAAAAGATCATCATTACAAGACCAGTTGTAGAATCTGGAGAAAAGATAGGATACCTACCCGGTACGGCAGAAGAAAAACTGCATCCTTATCTACTACCTCTATTAGACGAAGTTAATCACTTCATTCCATCAGCACATTACAACAGTTTAAAGACAAATAACAGAATTGAAATTGTACCACTAGGTTTAATGAGAGGTCGTAATTTTCATAATGCTTTTATAGTTGCCGATGAATGCCAGAATGCTTCATATGATCAACTCAAAATGTTATTAACCAGAATAGGTAATAACAGTAAAATGGTATTAACAGGAGACGTTAGTCAATCCGATCTACATAGACATATGCAGGGAGGATTTTATGATATGTTATCAGCCCTTGCTGATGTAGAGGGCATAGGTATTTCTAAACTTGATTTTTCAGATATAGTTAGAAATCCTATCATAGGGAAAATCATAGGTCGTTTAGACTCATACGAAAATGAAAACAGAAAATAGTAAATGCTTGGTACTAAACGGAGATTATTCTCCATTAGGTATTATAGATTGGAAAAAAGCGATAACTTGGTGTGTAAAGTATGAAAATAAAAGTAATCATGGTATAGAAATACTAGACTTTTATAAAGACGATTTTATTATTGGTGTTCATGATAAAAAACATCCAATACCAGCAGTTGTTAAAACTAATAGATATTTTCGTATCAATAATCAAAAAGTAACTTTTTCTCGTAAGAACTTATTCATTAGAGATGGATATACCTGTCAATATTGTGGCAATATAAAAGAAATCAATAAACTTACCTATGATCATGTTATTCCAAAATCTTCTTGGAAACACAAGGGAGTAAGTCCAACATCATGGACCAATATAGTAACAGCTTGCGTAGAATGTAATAGAAGAAAAGGGAATAAAACACCAAAGCAAGCAAACATGCCTCTATTAAACTTGCCAATAGTGCCACAAAAAAATATCCGTTACTTGCCCGTATCACACCACCTATCTACTATAAGGACAGATATTCCTCAAGAATGGCATCTGTATTTGCCAGAATCATACACAGGATAATTAAATGCGAGTCGATACTGAAGATTTTAGGATTAAACAAAATCAAGAACAGAACAAATTCTATACTTTATTAGGGAATGAATCATTCTGTGATGATAATGGATTTCCAAGGATGGAAACCGAGAGCGAATTCACATTTGCAAAAGCTCTTAAGAGTAAACTATCTAAGTCTTTCGGATCAGATAATCTATCATACAGATTTTATATCAAAACAGATCCAAATAAAAATATTTTTAATCCAATAGAAACTTATTCACTAAAGACTAAAGAAAAGTCCTCTTTTATAAACAAAACCTGTAAGATAGAGACAGTATTTTCCGAAGTTCCTGAAAGTGTTTTTAATCAGTATATTAATTTCCTCAAGACCAGTAATACAAAGTGGTTGAATAGCGCACAAAGAGAACTAAAGTAAAGAGTATGCCAGCCTACACCTTTTATTGTGAGAAATGTAAGCATAAGTTTGAGATAATCTGTAGTATCAAACAGTACTCAGATAATCAGATATGTGATGAATGTAATAGTCCTAAGAATGTTATTAGGGCTTATACAGAGGATTTGCTTACTCTTAATACCTCCGTTAAAAAATCCGATTCTGAGCTTAAAACAATAGGCGACCTAGCTAATCGGAATAGAGATAAGCTAACTGATGATCAAAAATTAAACCTATATCAAAAACACAATGATTACAAAGACGGTCCACCACCAGGAGAATTGCCAAAGGGTATGACCAGAATGAAGAAAACACCAAAGAGTAAGTGGGTATAATAATATGGATTATCAATATAGCGATATGTTCGAAGGGCATAACAAAAAAATAAGCTGTAAGCACGAAATAGTTTTCAATATTACGGCGACAGTGTTAAGCGAAAATGATAAAGGTGAAGATGTCGGATATGAAGAAATATGCACAAAGCACTACCATATCCCAGTAAAAGACGGTGCAGACTATAAGCAATTTATGGATTCTTTTTTCCAGTTCTTAGAGGGATGCTTGGCTAGTTCGGCAAAAAAAACTTATGAAAAAGACGAAGAGGACAAAACATGAATGATTTTATTCACTCTCCTAAAAACACATCGACTAATGAATCTGCAGTAGATGAATTTTACTGTGTCAGAGGTCAAGAAGATTTTCTAGACTCAAACAATAATCCTAGATGCAATAACGAAACCAGCGATAAGGTTCTAGCAAAAAAGATCGTCAGAGATGATGGTGCTATAAAATACAGTTTAAAGCTAGATAATAATGGTAAAATTTTTAATCCTATCTCAATATATGGTAGTACAAAAATAAGTTCATTTTTAGATCGTGTTTGTAGGTCTCAAAACAAGTATAAAGAAGTAAATCTAAAAGCTTTTAATATGTATTTAAGTTTTCTTAAAACTAAGAATATTGCATGGTTACACAACGCAGAAAGAGAGATATAAGTTATGGCTAAAATAAATAAGACACTAGGTTATGCTATTAGTTGGTTGAATAGTCAGAATAAATCACCAATAGAAATTGCTGATGAACTAAAGATAACAGAGAAGCAGGTACTAACAGCATTAGAAAAGGTTAGTACAAGTACCTCTGAAAATAATCTAAAGACAGCAAAATCTCCAGCCAGTAGGTCTCAGAATCTTATGATAAGGGAGACTGCTGGTAAAAAGAACAATCATGTAGCAATCATGACGGGAGAAGCGTCTGCTCTTAATGACTCGTTAAAAGACAATATGCCTATTATACCAAGAACTAGGAATGAAAATTTTATCTTTAAGCCAAAAAATGGAAACAAATAATCAGTATTTATCGAAGTATTCTAATGGTAAAACAGTTTCGGCAGCACAATATATTACAGAGCTTATATGTGAGAATAAGGCAAGGAAAGATAAGCTAGATTTACATTATAGATTTTGGGTTAGTAAAAAATGGGAAGCCTATTATAGGAATCAGATAGCTTCTGCACATAAACTGCTCAAAACATATGACTCTAAGGCTATCATCAATGCCATAAGAGACAAGGAAGCAGAAAGAATTTACTCTTTGCGGGCGCCCCATTTGCCCGCTATTATACAAAAACATTCTGAACTCCTAGAGTCTCAAAATACGGATCTCACTATTGATATTGACAGAAAGAGTGATAAGTCCTATAGAAAAGACATTGTAAAGAAAAACGTTCTATCCAAACTTAAGGAAATAGATGATGGCACTTAAAGAAGATGTTAAGAAAAATTTTGGCGATAATGTAATGCTAACGGCAAATGCTGTTATTGACAAGTCATTGATAAATATTCCTGTTAGTCCAGCATTAGATGTTGTGCTCAATGGAGGAATACCAGAAGGCTCGTTCGTTATTTTTACTGGTCAACCCAAGTGTGGTAAAACTACAACTTCTCTAGACTTTTGTGCTACTGCTCAGAAACCAGAATATGCACATGGATCGTTTAAGGAAGGCAGAGAAGTCTACTATCTTAATATTGAGGGAAGACTAAAAAAACGAGACCTAGAAGGTATCCCTGGGTTAAATCTAGACAAATTTAATATCATAGGTTCCCAAGAAGGTAAGATTCTACATGCAGAAGAATATTTACAAATTGGTGAAAGGATTATTAATGAGATCCCAGGATCTGTAGTTATCATCGACTCCTATTCTGCTCTATGTACAGAAGCGGAAATTACTAGCGATATGAATAAGATGCAAAGAGCAGATGGTGCAAAGCTATTAGCGAAATTTTGCAGGAAGGTCGCTAATGTTATACCTGTCAATAGAAATATTGTGATAGGTATTACTCACCAAATGGGTAATCCCGGAATGGGACATAGTGAGTGGAAAGAAAAGAGTGGTCAGGCTATCGCATATCAAACGGATATTAAAATCAAAGCTAACTATTTTAGTCCATGGAATTTAAGTACAGATAGTCCTCAGATTGGTCAAGAAGTACATTGGCAGGTATTATGCTCTGCTCTAGGTGCTCCCGGAGGTAAAATTACAAGCTATATCAGATATGGTCAGGGAATCGATAAGCAGATGGAATTATTGACACTCGCTGTAGATTTGGGGCTTGTATCTAAGGGTGGTGCGTGGTATACTATGTCATCTGTCGAGGACAAGCCTAAGTTCCAAGGTCTTGAAAAAACAAGACAATACTTAGTTGACCATCCAGAAGTTTATGACGATTTATGGACAAAAGTCAAGGATACTATGGGTATCAAATGCAAGTAAAAGATCTAGATGGTAATTCTTATAATTGGCAATTAGTTGGTAATATCGCTCATGGATCAATTCAAAACAAATCTAGCCTACATTTACAGGCAAGAGATTTAATACATGAGTGCTTTCCAACTCTTCAAGTATTAGAAGAAGTACCGGTCAATATTAGAAGATCAGAAACTTTATACTTAGACTTTTACTTACCTCTCATTAAGAGATGTATTGAAGTTCATGGAGAACAACACTATAAGTTTAGTAGATTTTTTCATAATAGTCCTTTAGGCTTTATAAGACATAAGAAACGAGATCAAGAAAAAAAAGATTGGTGCGAGCTAAATGGTATTGAGTATATAGAACTTCCATTTGATCAAACAGATCAGTGGACATTAAGGATCAAAAATGAACACGAAAGAACAAGTTAACGAATGGGATAAGGTTCTTGACGAATATGAAAAAAATATTGGTCTTGGAACTTACAGAGCAGATTCTTTTCCAGAAGAAGAGCTTAATGGCTATTTTCAGATGAGTAGGGATGAACTTGAAAAAACAACTCCAGATGTTTGTGGTGAAATAGCATACAGGTTGGGTCAATTCGCATTTCATGTTCAACGATCAATAAATAGAGAGCTTTCCAGACTAAACTGGGCTGATGAGTCTATTAAAGAAACGATTGCTGAAGAAATCAACAACTATAAGGGGTATGGATATATTGAAAAGTCTTTTCAGGCCATTAAAAATAATGAGAAAGCATCAGCATTAAATAAGATAAAAAAATATGCTAAGCAAAGAAGCGATAGACTTCAATACCTAGCTAATAGTATCAAGCACTTGTCCGATATTATGTTATCTATTCAAAAGGCAAAGGTGAAACATGGATCTCAGTGAATTAAGTAAAAATCCCGACCAGCTAAAACAACTTATCTCCTTACTACAGAATATGCTGCCATCAGACGATACTGATGAAAGCAGCGAGGAGCCTAGTCCAATTAAAACAAAGAGTTCTAGAAAACCCAAAGGACAAACTCAAAACTCTAACAAGTTTCTAAATATGCCAGAAATGAACATGCACAAAGAGGATAGCGAGATAGACAAAAAACTATCCAAGCATCCACCTGTTGCAAGAGCTAGAGAATTTGAACCAATAACGGTTAAGTGTAGAATTTGTGGTAAAGAAGAAACTCTTAACCCATCGTTAGTCGAATCTGTATCAAGATATAAATGTAACAAATGTTCATCATCAGCAGGATAAATTATGATTTTGTGTGATCCATCAGCTGAAAGAGCTGTATTGAGTGGTATTCTCCAGTATGGGGAGGAAGTGTTTCT